CCCCTGAGTGGGTGAAAGATTACACCCGTATCTATGGAGAGACTGCTAAAAATATCTTATCCTTTAAAGAATTACAATTAATTGTGACACGGGGAGAGGGGAAGACTCAAATAGTGGAAAAAGATTTGGTAGAAGGAAAGTCTTTTGAGGAAAGTATCGTTCATGAAAGTGCTAAGAATGATGCCGAGAGAAATGCTAAGAAAATTTTTCCTGTCGGAAGTTTCCAAGTAAAAAGTTATGTGTATTTCAGTCAGGATGGGTATATAGTAACTTATAAAAAGGGCTCAGAGCAGTTTATTCCTTTAATTAACTGGAGCGCTTTTCAACAAGATAAAGTTAAAGCAAACTCTGTGAAAAGTCAAAGAATAGCAGGAACATATGTCTATTACTTTCTATGGGCAACGAAAGAACAAGCTGATGCCCTTACAGGTCTTTAATTATCTCTTAATAGAACGATAGATAATATGTCATTCGATATTAATATACAGAGGATTTGTAATCATAGTGTGTATAGAGAATTATCCACACTTGAGAGTGATAGAAGGTCAATAAGATTGTCGAAACCTTTGGCTGCTGCGGCATTGAACCTTTTTGCTTCTAATGATCTTGTACCCTCCAATGCTTATATAGTTATCGATGATCCTTTGACGATTAATGTCACACGGCCAAGAATGATCTCTCTTAGGAATAAATGGAAGGCTGTTGAAGACTACTGGGAAGCTACCTATTATACGCTTAGCCGCTTCTGTCCGAAATGCGTTGGACGAAACTTCCTGGATGATATTCAATATAATGTTAAAGGGGACTTTCTTAAGATACGGGATGAAAACCTTTTGTTACAAAACCTTGAGAAATTTACGGTTACCGAATTACAAAGTAATCCTTTTCATACCTTTATAGGTACGACACTGGTGAAATTATTAGGATCTCGGATTACTGATTCGGCTTTTATAACGAATAAAATTACTCAGCAGATATCAGCAGCTTTGGATGTCTTAAAAAGTTTACAAGAGCAGTACACAGTAACAGGACGTGCTGTAACACGAGGTGAACTTTTAGATTTAGTTGAAAATGTCGTGGTAAGGATTGATGATCAAGATCCTACTATTCTCAGAGCTGATGTGACTGCCCGGGCTAAATCAGGAAAAACAGCTAATTATTCTCAATTTTTGCAATTATAGGACATAATCATGGCGATAGCTGCTCCAGAAATTCTTCTTCCTTCAGGCGGTGCCGACTATGCTACCGATGTAACTTCTCAGACTATATCCGGGACAACATCCACCGATACTCATGAGATACGTGTCAATGATTCTCTGGCTGGTGTTTCCTATACTCCTGGTGAGGCTGTGTGGGCATGGACAGGTAACCTTACTCTGGGAGACAATGTCGTAAGTGTTGTGGCTATTGAAAAGGTCACTCTGATCCCGAGTATAGCTGCCACAATAACGATTACTCTTGTTAGTAGGGATGATTTTATTACAGTCAGCCAACCCACAGGGGTCAGTGTCCGTGAATATCAAAATCAAATGGAAATCATTAATACTCAGAATCCTGAACCCAATACCATAGGATATAATTACTGGGTGAGTATGGATAGTGGTGGAGACCTGGGTACTTATGTAAAAATTAATAAACAACTCATTAATTCCTATTCATTTTATGAAGATGAAGTTACCGAGCTCAATAGAAATGTAGATACTGTTGGTGATATCCGTGTCACTACTATAACTGATGAAATCAATCGGGTATACTATTATGCTCAATATTTTACTCAGACAAGATACCAGGAAATGGTTTTAGCCGGATCACTTGCTGCAGCTACATTTACCGATACTACACCCTTCTTCTTTGTCGTAACCGCAGTTATTTATGATCCTATATTAGGGTTAGTAACAGAGAGCCCCAATTCAATTGAAATGGAAGCCTCTCCTATTTCTATAACGACCGGTATAAGAGACCTTCCACAGAGGTCTCAGACCGATATCATTCTTACCTTCAGTCAGGAACTCCTGGTTAATAATGCTGGCGTCGATACAAAACCGGGTACCGTTGTTAGAGATGTTGTCGATCCTATCACAGAGGAATTCGCCCGGATGTACATCATTCAGAATTTCTTATCGCGGTCTCTTTCAATAAGTGGCCTCCTGGACTTTGATGATGCTGATGGTGATGGTATAAGTGATCCGGTTGCAGATTCCTTACCGAAGCAAGCCCTGCAGCTTGCCCTTAATCTTAGTGACCCCAATGATCTACAACAGGTCATTGATGACCAATTTGATAAACTTGCCTCTAATGTGAATGAGACCAGGAGAGGTGATACTGCAGCCATCGGGTCGGTAATATTCTATGTAACACAACCTCCGATAAGAGATATGACTATTCTTGAAGGCTCAATTGTAACCTCTGTCGGTGATCTCGATCAGGGTATACCGTCTCAGAATTATCAGACCCTTACCACTAAGGTCCTCGAGTATGCTAATCGGGATGATTATTATAATGCCACAACAGGTCGTTATGAGATTTCTATGGATGTTGAGTCTCTGAATGATGGTGAAAGGGGTAATACCGATTCATACACAATTAAGACTATCTCCTCCGGAGCTGACTCAGATTTCTCTGTAGAGAATCCTGCTCCAATATCTTTTGGCCGGGATGAAGAATCGAATTATGAATTGGCCACAAGGATCATGCTTGCCTATTTTGCTGATACCGGTACCGAAGGTGGCTATGCTAAAGTTGCTGCCAATGTTCCTGGAGTCAGAAGAGTACGTGTTGAGAAAGCTAATGATCCTTTGATGATGAGAGATTATGATGATATTAGAAATAAACATGTAGGGGGTAAGGTAGATGTTTATATACAAGGGAGTCTGGATAAACAGGTAAGTGATCTGATAGCATTCTCCTTTGAGAGTGTAGGTACATCTCTGGGAACTCAAGAAGGTGAAATATTCACCATTATAAATGCCGCGGCATATCAATTCAAGAGCACTAATACCCGGGTAACAGCACATACTCCTATCTTCGATGTGACTCGTGTATATAATTCGACTAGGGCAGCAGAATATGACATTTCAGGATATCAGATAATCGGTGATGGAAATACCATTGATCTCGATGAAACCAAACCCACGAATGTATCTATTGGTCTGGCTATTTCTGATGTCATTCGGGTAGATTATAAGTACAGAAGTTCCGATACCTTTATCCTGGAACATCAACCTGTCGGTGAGATTATCTCAGTTATAGGGCAGCTTTCAGGAACTCTTACAACGGATAATTATGACCTGGTAAAACTGGAGGATACACTTCAGAATGGTAATTCAACTATAGCCAGTGACGGTATAAGAATCAAGTATGCTAATGACCTGCCTGTGACGGGATTCCAAACGATCACCGATGAACCTCATGTTATGATTTTGGGGAAACAGGAATCCCTGGATTTTGTAGGTGCTGATTCTGAATCAATTATTGTTAAGAATACTGATAAAACGGTGAAGTATGTGGTCAATGTTGATTACCGGATTATTCCCGGGACGGATACAGAGGCAACGGCTCTTCTGATACTTGAATCGGGTAGTATTCTCAATGGTCAGCAAGTTCTGGTCAGTTATAATGCCATTGAGAATTTCACGGTGACTTATACAACGAATGCCATACTTGAGAGTGTACAGGAAGATATTACAGAATTTAAACATGCCTGCGCCGATGCTGTGGCGAAGAATGCCATTGAGAATGGTGTAGATATGGCTATCACAGTTATCCCTAAATCTGGTGTGACTGACCTTAATAAGCTGACCTCGAAGATCAATACCGCGGTCGCTAATTTTATTAATCAGTTACAGATAGGAAAGTCTCTTACTCAGAGTGATATTAACTATGTAATTAAAAAGATTGATGATGTGGATTATGTTGTGATACCTTTTGCTCGGATGGTGAAAGCCAATGGTTCATTCATTGTCAGGGATTTTGTTGGTGAGACTCAATGGGAAGTGTATAATGAAAGTGTCACGACGGCCTATATAACGACTGCTGTAGTATTGACATATAATACTCTTGATAAGGGTGGTGACGAGGATTTATTTAGAGGTATTTTTGAAAATTCATTGCCCTTAGTATTGCAGGATGATCCATTGGATGTTTCCGGAGGCGCCGGTCGGGGATACATTCAAAGTGATGGTACGATAGTAGTAAGTACGAAGGATGGGCAATTGCCTGATATAAAGAGTTATGAAGTGGCCTATTATGTCTATGGTGAAACTGGTTCAGAGGATATTAATGTGGCGTCGATTGAGCACCTTAAAGTAGGTACTTTTACAATTGTTTATGATGAGCCCCGCGATGAGGCTCCTATATTATAAGGAGTAAGTATAAATGGCTGAAAATTTAGGAACTGGTGTATCATTCGTAACAGACCCTACAGGGTATAGTTATGATACTGTGGTCTTTCAAAAGGGTAAACCTCCTTTAGATACGGAACTTAATGAGGCCCAGGATATTCGAAGACTCCTCTCTGGACGTCAGACAGAAGGCCTGCCCTCTGGGTGGATGACTCTCAGGCCTACATATACCAGCTCGTTATTAGAGAATCAATTCTATACTCAGAATCCTTCTACAGCTATTCCTGAGTATGCCCTGGTTAATGGTATGGTCGTTTATGTTACCAATACAAATACTTCAGAAACTAATGCCAATATCGTAGACCTCGAGGACCCGCCCCTCACCGGTAATGTCGTCCATGGTGTTTATCTTGAAGTATGGAGGGCATTATTGGATCCCGATACAAGTATTAATCGACCTGATCCGGAAACTGTCATTGATAATTTGATGAGTATCCATGCCTATGATACTGATAATGCATGGACTGTCGGAGAGAATGGGCTCATTTTAAATACCGAGAATGGCGGTCAGAGCTGGGGAATTCAACTTATTAATACCAAGAGACAGCTCAATAGCGTCTACTTTATAAATGGTACAATAGGATGGGTTGTAGGAAATGAGGGTGTTATAGGCCGCTCTACGTCGGGTGGAAACCTGTGGAATGTTATTCAGAGTGGCTATACTGAGAATCTTAATGAAGTCTATGCCTATTCTCAACTTATTGCCTGGACAGTTGGTGATACCGGTTTACTCTTAAAGACTAATAACGGTGTTAACTGGGTAGCAATGACTACTAATGTCACTGTCAACCTCAATTCAGTCTATTTCCATGATAATTTACTTGGATGGGTAGTCGGAGATAGCGGTACTATTCTAAGATCTACTGATGGTGGTTCAACGTGGCTGGCCATGACCAGTGGTACCACGGAAAATCTGAATAATGTACACTTCTATGATCTGAACTTTGGATTCGCTGTTGGTGACAATGGGGTAATCCTGAGATCCTCTGATGGAGGACTCTCCTGGGTAAATCAAAGTGGAAATGTTTATGACGGATCTTATAAGAGTCTCTCGGTTAATTATTCTGATGTGACTATGGTACCGAACCTGGATGAAGAGGTGGTCGGTGAAGATGCGACATCTCAATTTACGGGTTCTAACAAAAATTTTACTACTATGAATGTTCCCATAACTAAAGGAGACGGCCTTGGACAAACGACAAATCTTCCTGCAGATGTTAAGGTTACCGTGGCAGGGGTTGAAGTTCTTGTGGATAGTGTTGTTGGTGCTACTGGGCAGATAATTCTTCATGAAGCTCCCCGTGCCTGTGACGCAGTTTTAGTGACTTATAACTATAAGATCAGTTCTGAGATATTCCGCGGGAAGGCTTGGATAACAGGGGCCTCTGGGACTATTCTGATGTCTGATGATATCGGGGCTCAGTGGATAGAACAGGGTCCTGATACTGCTTATGATCTCAATAGTGTGGCTTTTGTTGATCAGTCAATAGGATGGTTAGCTGGGAATTTCTCTAAAATAAGGTACACTGAGAATGGTGGGGATTTATGGACTGAGCAGAAGAGTGATGTGATTTCCCGACAGGTTCAGAGGGTTTATTTTGAAGGTAATGTTGATACAACCATTTTCCTTTCTGATGAATCAATACATCCCGATACTAATATAGAGACCAGCAAACGTGTTCAGGTCCAGTATAAGATCAGGATTGCTGATGGTGTTGACCCGTTGAATTATCCTGAAGCCGGCCTTGGGATGTCTAATATTGTCGGATTAGGACCTAATAGTACAGGCTCATTTGCTTTTGAGAATATGGGTAGTGTAACTGGAGATTACGGACTATGGCAGGCGAAGTGTAGTAATACTGTGGACGGTTATTGCTGGGCGATCCCGATGTATTTTGTGAATCGTAGAAATTCATCTGCTTATAATCCGGCTACTAACAGTAATGGGTCGAATGTAAAGAACACCTCGAATATCAGGCCTGATTTATTGATCGGGACAGATATTGTGGCTTCCGATGTCCTGGATGTCAGGCGCCTTATCAATACTCCCTCGGTTGTGGAATTGTTGGATAGGAACTTCGATGCCCTTATGAATAATACTCTGAAGACCCGGTTCTTCCGGGACACCTTAGGAGGTGACCGGTATGGAACTGAGATCCTGCAATTAGATAGGATCGGTGGACTGGATACTGATGGAGGAGAAGCTGTAAGTGCTGATTTGTCTGATGCTGAGAAAGGTAATGTGAGCTCTAAGGTGAGTGTGGATGCTGTGGAAGAGATTCTATCGGCAACATCTGCTCTTCCTTCAGAATTTGTTTTTTATGTGTTGACAAATGCTATCTACCATCCTAATCCAATTTATTTTACAGCATTTTATGATAGTCCCGGTTCAGTATATGATGGAAAACCTATACCAGGCTATTTTGAAGGTATAGGGACTAATGAACTCAAATTTGTATTTTCCACACGGGCAAATACTGATCAGGATGATACTCTTTTAGACAACTATGTTTTTATAGTTCATACTATATCTGCAGGTTCCACGGGTCTCAATGCTGTCCCTGCATCTCCTTACCTTGTTAAGAACTATGATGGTACTGGCACAGCTCAGGCCTTTTATTATCAGGGTGTCAATGAGACCCCTTCAACTGGGCGTATCATTGAACAGTGGGATTCTGGAGTATCA